CCACCTTTTGAGCCGCCACCGAATGAGAATATCTGTGCTAATAATCTTCTAATGTTTGAACGCAGTATTTCTTCAGCTAGGCTGTTGACAAATGACTTCCATTCAAACTTACCAGTTTTAACAAAGTTAACCAATAGGTCTTCCATGCCCTGTACTGTTTTTGTAAATATACGCTCTGCGGCCTTAGCGGCATTTGTAGCATTTTCAACATATTCCTTAAATGCTCTATTCCAACCTGTTGACCATCTTCTGTTAAACTTATAATTTTCTTCAGCTTGTTCTCTAATAGACCTAGCACGTTCTTCTGCTATTCTATAGTATTCTAACTCTTCTTCCTGGCTAAGTTTTCTAACGCCTCTACGTCTTGCTTCTGCTTCTATTTCAGCATTTGCTGAGTCTCTGGCTTGTTTATTAATGTCAGCATACTTCTTCTCTAGTCCCACCATTGTAACAGTGGCCATTTCATGCTGTAGATCACGCACTTGTTTTTGTGCGTCAAAGAACTGGTCAGTCTCAAACTTCTGTAGCCTTAGTGATCTAAGTTCAGCAGTCTGTGCTTTAACTTTTGCTTCAATGGCTGGTTTCTGTGCTTCATAGGCCGCTGTTAATTCCTGTTCAGCTCTAGTAAGTTCATTGATAGCATTGACCTTCTCATCGTTGTCTGTTAAAAGTTCAGCCTCACGTTTTCGTTTGGCTAGGTCAGCCAGCTGTCTACTGTATTCTGCGTTTAATTGATTAAGTTCACGTTTTAACAGTGCGTCTTCTTCACTGACGCCCAACATTTTTGTGGATAAGTCTAAATATTGTAGGGTTTCACGATTAGCAAAACGATAACTTTCCACAAGTTCATTAACACTGTTGGTATATTTTTTCATTTTACCCACAGTGGTTTCGTCTGGACCTTTATCTTGTTGGCCCATGTTTGCTATTACACTGTCAAAGCTCTCACCACCTGGCACTTTTTTATTAACGTTGTCTAAACTCTTCTCTAGGTCTTTAAGTTCTTTGTTAGTGTCAGCAACAGCCGTGCTGGACATACCAAAATATGTAGCCACAGCACCGCCTACTAATACTAGACCCTGTGCTAGTTTGTAAACTAGGTTTTTACCCATGGCGGCATTAAGAGCAACCATAGCTAATACTGCTGTTCTAATTGCTTTGGCTAATCCTATAAAGATGGTAACCATGGCGGCTATTCTAGACACAGCGGCCTGTGCTACAAACACACCAACAGCAATGGCCAATACCTTAAAGTTATCTGCTACCAATTTAACAGCACTACCCAATACACTGCCTATTGTTCTGGCTAGGCTTTGTGATTCTCCTACTACTGAACCCATTGATCTGGCAACTTCAGTCAGTGCTGTGGTTAATCCGCCTTCACCTACTTCGTTTAATGCTAGGGCAAAGTTATCCTGTAGATTAGATAAGGCACCTGTTAATGTTTTTGATTGTCTTTCAATACTTCCGGCAAATTCTACTTTACCAATATCATTTAGGAATTTAATTATTGATTTGCCATCATTGTCAATAGTTTTAGCAACACCACGGAAGTTAACAGTTAGTTTGTCGCCTTCTGTTTTAACTTTGACACCCAACTGTTTGAGCATCTCAAATTCACCAGTTGTGGCATTGAACACTGCTTGAGCAACATCATCAATACGCTTACCCATACCAGCGGCAATGTTACCGATGTTCTTCATGAATGTTTCAGTAGGCTGTAGGCCAGCGTTCTTAAAGGTAATAAACGCTTTGGTAACTTCGTCTAATTGGAATGTTGTCTGTGCTGTAAACTGTTTGATTAAGTCAAAAGATTTGGCGGCTCTGCCGGCATCACCTTCAATGGTAATTAAAGTCTGACGTAAATCCTGGAATGTTCTAATAGTCTGAACAAGTTCTCGGGCTACTAGACCAACAGCCAGTGCTTTGAATGCTGTGCCTAAGCCACTTACTCTCTGTTTTAATCCGCCAAGACTACGCTGTGCTTCATTGGTGTCTACCTGGACTTTATATCTTAAATCAGCCATTGCTATTTCCTAAAAATCCTATCCAATTCACGTTTAAGAAATTGAACAGTGGGTTTAAGCATACCTTCTGGTGCTTGTTTACTATAACCCTCGTCCAATCGCTTGGCATAGGGATAATTAGCATCAATAGTATCGCCTTTTAGTGTTGTTTTGTTACGGGCATTGCCAGAACGATAAGGTGTCTCCTTGACCCATTCTTTGTGTGCTTTGAACGGAACTTTCTTCAGTTTTTTCGCTCTGCGTTTAGTATCTGGTGTAATTTTATCTATTTCTACCTTATACTTGATCATTTTTGTTTACGTTTCCTAACATTTTCCAACATCTGAGCCATCTCTTCCTGGCTTAGTTTGGGTGCTGGTGCTACTCCACCCTTGGACTTTGCTTCTGCCTTTTTATTAAGGTGATTTTCATAACTAACACCTAAATCCGCCATCATAACGTCAATACTATTGCCTCTAGCAATTAATTCACTGGGTAATACACCGTAGCGTTTAGCAACCCAGTCAATGGTGACCATTATTTCGAAGAGTCTGTCACCTTCCCTGATGTCGAATTCACTGACTTTCCCAATTCGTCAATAACCTTTGTAACAGCCTTCATCATAATGTCAATGGGCAATTCCTGGCCTTTACCACATATTAATTGACCTTTGTCATCCATAATTAGACCACTTACTACACCTGCGGCCTTACTGAAGTCATCTGGATCCACTGTGGCCATTTTAGCAAATGTTTCTATGTCATGACGGTCATATATCCAGAACGAAACTGCTTCACCGTACTTTTCCACAGTGTCTTTGTCGTCAATTGTTATTTCTATTAGTTGGGGTTTTGCCGCTAGTTGTGATAATTTCATTTAATCTGCCTCTCTGTTAATCAAATCGTTTAGTATTGCTAGTTGAAAAGTTAATCTATTACGTGCTTTGTTGGTATCTTTGATAGCACAATTAACTTCGTTTAGAGTTTTAGCTGTTTCTGCTAACACACTCTGTAATAATTCTTGTTGTGTTTTATTTTTTGTTACTTCCATTAATCTTTTGTCCTTCTACCCTATTTATATAAGAAAAAAGGCGTAATATATACGCCTTTATTCCCAGTGTTGCCCTTAGGCTACTGTGTATTCACCGTCTACTGTAATAGTAATTGGAGAAACCCAAATTGGGGCGTCAGCCGATGCTGTTGGAGCCAAGCCAGTGACATAGCCCTCACCTGACACAGTTTTAGTACCAACATTGACCCAAAAGTCAATTGCTGTTTTCTGTGTAGATAAGTCTAATACACCTGCTTCTGCCGCTGAACCTGCTGTTGCTGTAGCATTACCAAAGAATGTAGTTTCGTCTAGGACGATGTTACATGCTATTGAGTTGGTAGATGTTGTAGCAACCTGAAGTTTAGCAGTATTATCCAATTGGCTCCAGGTAAACACATCATTACTATTGTTAATAGTGATGTCCTGTAGTGCTGGTACATCAATATTGCCATCAGTGTTATCTTTGATAGCAATGGTTAATGTAACTTCATCAGCACCACCTGGTGTTGGATTGATATAAGCCATCTTATTAGTTCCTTATTAGTTAATTAAAACTTTATAAAAATTAAAATTGAACTCTGTTACCAGTGCGTCACTTTCAAAACTGGTTGATACAAGAGTAGTTCTCTGTGTATAACCGTCTGCTGTAGCAAACCTAGAGTTTCTCAGTGTTGACAACATGGTATCATAGTTCTCTGGTAAAGTTTTCGCGTCTGTGACAACATAGGCTGTGACGGTGGTTGTCTCACTGACTACACCGCCTCCACCTGTATTGTTGCCATTCAGTACATCAATTAAAGGTTCCTGGACTGTCTGTGGTTGATCCACGTAAATCTTTTTGAAGTTTTTGAGATATAATGGTTGCCCATTTGAATCCCAGGGTAACTCCTCAGTTACTGAAAAACCTGTAACGCTGAAGTTAGAGTCTAAGTAACTTAAGATTTCAGTTCTCATCTAACTCTCCTAAGACTAACGATACCTGGTGTTTTTTCTGATGATTCAACAGTGTCGTCATCATCATAGTCATACCAGTCACCAGCTGTGATTAACTCATTAAACAATGTGTTAAATTTTTGCTGGTAATAACCAATCTTCTGGCGTTCAGCATTATTTTCGTCACTAAAGTCAGCAATTTTAGGAAGAATATATTCATACAAACTATGATATACACATAGGTCTGTAAAATCATTCTTACGATCTATAATTTTGCTGGCATCTGGGCCTGGAATATCAGCACGTGTGCTAATATTTGCCCCACTCTGGCGAATATAATAACTTGCCCACCAATCGGTTGAACGTAATAAACTTAGGATACGTTCTGTAGAACGTTCCAGTGTTTCATCAACATAGTCCGCAGTTACGCCTTCATTTGATTCAAACAGACGTTGGTCTCGTGTTTCTACATCATCGTATTCAGCGAAACTTACCACTGTTTGTCCACTTGTAATGAAAGCCATAAACTTAACCCCCTAATTAGTCTGTTGCTGAACCAACTAATTTACACGCATGTGTATCTTGTAAGATAGCCGCACCAGCTACGCCTGTAACTACTAAATCAGTAGCACGAGCCGCCGCTTGACGCTGTTCTTCAACTGTTACACCGCCACGCATAGCATGACCAAATGCTGAAGCCGCAAAGATAGCACCAACTGCGTTTTCTTCAGTGTCTGTATCTGTATCTAAGTCTTGTTTAACAAGTGTAGATTCAAATAACTGTACGCCACCCAAGGTTCCGATGTAGCCTCTTTCAAGAACAGCATTAGCGAAAGCACCAGCAGGTGAAGCAACTGTGCCACCAGCTAGATATAATTCTTTCTTAAGTTGTAATGCTTGTCTTGGTGAGATAACACCGTATAATGGACCTGTTACTTTAGCGTCACGTAGTTTCTGAACTGCTTCAAAAACGTTGTCAACTGTGATTTTTGAATCTTCTGTTCCAACTGAGTTAGCTGAAAGTGAGTTGAATAAAGCAAATAGTTGAGTGTCCATTGACTCAGCAATAGCCATACCTGATTGATTACCAAGGCCAGCTAATACATCGCTGTATGCTGAATCTTTTAACATGTCAGTAACCTGATGATAGACAACGTGTTCTGTCATTGTGATTAATGCTTCAGTTGTGTTTGTTGTTAGTGCTGATGCCGCCGCTTCGTCAGTAATATTCGTTGCTGAGATTTGTGACCATACTGGCACTTGAACCACTTTACCTGAGTTTGCTGGCATGTCAAATGTTGTAACTAATTGACGACCAATGCTTGACTCGTAAGCCGCATATTGTGCCGCCGCTACTAGTCTAGCATATAACTCAGAGTTAATATTTGTATTTGAATTTGATGGATAAGCCATTTCAAATATACTCCTTTAAATTAAATTAAATTAAACCTTATACTAGGCCTTTTGCTTTGGCCTCAGCATACTGTTTCCTATGATTAGGATTAGTCATATCTAATTTAGAGACATCAACCTTTGTGCTAGTGTTACCACTTACACTTGATCGAGTATTTGAAGTAGCTGGAGTAGGTTGAACAAAGTGTGGGTTTTCTTTTAAGAAACCGTCAACTAACTGATCAACAGTAGCAGGTGTTCCGTCATCATTGTAACGAACCGCCCCATCATTGCCAACAACTTCTACATCACCATTTTCATTTAGTCTAACTTGGTTAGCTAATAAACTTTTAACCTGCTCAGGATTTACAGAGCGATATTTTGCCGCCGCATTTACAATTGGCGTATTAACCTTGTATTCTCTGATGATGCTGTCTCTCTTTTGGATTTCACTATCCTTTTTAGCCGCTAATTCTTGAAGTGTTTTCTCAAACTCACCACGCTTGATCTGCTCTTCCTGCTTCTGCTTCTCAGCCTTGGTTTTTAATTGTTTAAGTTCTTCTATATCACCTAACTCTTCAAGTTGACGCTCATACTTCTTGGCAATGCTGGATTTCAATCCTGCCATATGATTATCAAACTCTTCTTGAGTGTAAGTTTTAGCGTTTGATGTTGCCTGATTTTCAGTTGTTGATACTTCAGCATCAGTTGCTGTTTGGTTTGCCATGATTTCTTGTTCGCTCATGTCGCGTGCCTCCTTTGGAGTAGTTGTTGTTAAGACTATTATTTATGTAGTCTTAGTTACGCTTCTTTTTCTTTTTGTAACCTGAAGCGTATATAGCCCTAGCCTGAGCAAGTGCTTGTTGTTTTGTAGAGTAAACCTTTCCTGATTTACCCCACTTGTATCCTGTTTTTGTTTTGTATACTGGCATTACTTGACCTTCCTAAGTCTAGTAGTCTTACCCCGTTTCTTTAATTGCCTTTGAGCAACACGCATACCTTTATTGAAACTGGCTGAGTGTGGACTTAGTTTTCTACCACCACCTCTAACATAACGAGCACCAGCTCGATGCCCACCACAGTCACCTTTACATGTTGATCCGTAGTATTTTGCCATTAGTTTCGCTCCTAATACTTCTTCTTCTTACCTGGTTTTTTCTTTTTTGTCTTATACTTCATGTGACCATCCTTGCTGTTGTAATGCTTCATGTTCAATGTAGGTAGTTACTAGACGCTGTTCACCTGTTTCTGGGTTGGTCATAGTGTGTGGTTCCACAGTCATATCAACTTCTGCTAGTTTTTCCTCACCAAAATGACTTTCAGCTATTTCATACTCTAGTAGGTCAATTAGTTTGGGATTAGTAACGGTTTTACGAGTTTCCAACATCAGTCTAATGTCATTGGCTACATCTTTAATGCCAAAGCTGTCTGGATAGTCCACCATACCATCCCAAATATAGCCTTGATATAGTGCGAACAATCTCCATAACTGTTCTTCTGCTAGTTCAAGGTTATCTGCTTTTTCTGATAAACGAGCGTTGAGTAAGGCGAACTCCGTCTCCATTGCTACCCCACTCATTGTTCTTGATTCAGTTGCTCTAACAGCACCAGTGTTGGCCATCTTGTCAATGTTTTCTACTATGGCTTGTTTGGTTTTAAGTATGCTGTCAATGTTACTGCCGCCATGGTCAAGAATATATGGTCTTAACGCTGGATCTAAGTCTTCTGACATGTGAATAACAGCACCAGCACCACTGCCAATGTTTGTATTGGGTGTTGCCACTAGGCTTGGGTGCCCATCTAGTCTGATACCCTGTTCAATTTCACTGTTTAGGTTGTAGATCATCTTTTGAGCGTCTGAAATATCTGCTAGATCACTTACACCCATACCTCTTACAGTGGACTTCTTATTGTAGACACAGATTGCTGGTATAATCCCTAATTGGTTTTCTTCTTCTACTTCTTCATTAACTGTACTATCATCTAGGTCAACCGTAGTTGTTTTAATTACTTCTGGTGTCCATTCCTTAATAGTGCGGATGCTACCGTTAATTTCTTCAATATATTTGATATAGTCTAAACGGTAAACGCCATTAGCTGAACGTGAATAACTCCAGTCCAACATCATTAAAGGTGTAATTAGGTTTAGGTAGGGTCTAACACCTTGATTTAATTCTTCAGCACGGGTGTTAGCGTTGGTGTTAGGCTTGGCCATTAATATCCAGCAGTGTCCAAACACACTGGACCATGTGGCCGCATCCTTCATAAATGCGTTTAATGTTCTACCATCTAGATCACTGTCTTCTAAGAATGATTCTACTTCAGGAATGTTTTCAAGTGTTCCATACATTCTATTTGGTTCATCTCTAAATAGAAAACTGTTATACACTGACACTACTGACTGACAATGGTTATCCAGGGGTGTTGCTAGTAATCTTGCTGTATATTCACCGTCTGTTTCTAATTGGTAGCGTGTGAGATGATTGCCGTCTCTGTAGGCTTCACCGCCAATGTATGATTCAAATAGATATTGCCATCTTTGTTCATTATCCTGGTATATGGGATTGCCTGAAACAAAACTATCTATTTCTTCTGTTAATAATTTACGAATTGACATTATGTTGGATCCTCGTTAGTCTTGTATTTATACTGTTTTAATATTGATAAACAATAAGTTTATTTTATCTACAA